CCATCTTTCAGGGTCTTTCCTAAATTTGTTGTCAGGTTTGGCTTTTTTATCTAATTTGGCTGCTTCAACAATTTCTTGAACTGAATATTTGTCAAACCTAATTTTTGCCCATGCTTTTAAAGAATTAGGTTTGCCAACTTTTTTATCATAAGAACTCCAAAACTCATCAAAGCCGATAGGCGCAATATGTTTTATATTGGTTATTGGTTTATGGTTATTGGTTAGCATACCGATCGCAATGCCTTCGCTATGCGATCGCAATGCGTTCGCATCATTCTTACCTTTTTTACCCTTTGACCCTTGCCACCGGGCATTTGCAGAGTCCCTAGCCTTGTCTGATTTACCATGATAAACAGCAATAACTTCATCACATCGCTTATGAATATACCCTTTTTCAGTTAATTCAAAAAAGTCTAAAAGTACATTTTCGAGCGCAGACTGTTCATCCGCAGTGCGAATGCTATGCGATCGCATTAATTTAGAAATATCTGCATTTAAAGGCATTTCATCAAGGTAATAAGAATCTAATAGTTGTCTGTAAATACCATGCTCAATTAGGGATAAATGCAATGTATCTTTACGATAATCTGCAATATTATGAGAGTAATAGTGCATTATTCTCCCCTTTTTATATAAGCAATTTTGTTTACTTCTGCATCATCTATAAGGGATTGAGCATTTTTTATAACTGCCCTAAACTGACCGATTGTCAGCGTAACTATTTGAGGTTCTGAGTTTTGAAGATCGCCAGCAGATTTAAAACATATAAAACCTGTTTCACCAGCATAAACTTCGATGCCATCATGCGATGGAAATTCGAGCATTTTTTTCCTTTTATCTACAAAAGTTAATTAATAAGCATCCGCTTGAAATGAAATCTTATACTATTTTTTTAAACTATTACATTAATTTCTATAAGGGTTTTCCCACCCCTTATTATTGAACCCCGAAAAATATGAATTTCATCTATCTGGCTATCATCATCCATAAGCCCGGCTTGAACCAGCGCATCTTCCAGTGCTTTAACTCGATTGCTAATATCGCTAATTCGCTTTGTAGGGAAGCAAAAGGTTGCGGTAAGGCATAGCCTAGCACTACCAAATTTAATCGCTTGTAGGCTCACTATACGAGCTACATCAGCCTTAAACTGGTTAGCCTTTGGAGTTAAGAATCGCCTATGCCCATGAAACCCCCAATAGCTATTGACTGAAGGTGGCAAAGGTAGCTCTAAAATTAATTTTTGCATTTGTATGATTTTTGCACAAAAGATATTGCTAATGTATTATTTGTATGTAATACTTTAAATATCAACTCACGAAAGGTAGATAAAAATGATGTCAATGCACGATAGGTATTATCAACCTGAAGATGATGATTCAGACTTGATCGATGATCGAGTTTCTGAACTTATGAAAGATGAATACAACCCTAACAAATACAAGAACTTTGCTGAAGCTATTTCAGAAGCAAAAGAGAGTGATCGTGAAGCTGTAGAGGATATATTGCAACAAGTAGATATTGACTATGCTGCTTTGGGTCGCAAGTTGTTTGCGATGGCTTATGACTATATGGAGCACTATGCCATTAGCCATGCAGAAGAAAATTTATCAAGCGGTTATTTAGATTAATTACACGAAAGGAAATAAATCATGGCAAAAGATACAGGAATTGTTAGCATACATGGTAAAGAATATCAAACTGTTGCTTATCGGGTAGGTAAATTTCGAGAACAATATGGCAATCAAATGTCTTTGATTACTGAAATTGTTTATGCGGATGAAAATGTAGTTCGCATGAAAGCAATTATTAGTAATGAAAAAGGTATTGTTGCTACTGGTCATGCTGAAGAATATAGGGGATCAAGCAATATTAATAAAACCTCTGCTTTAGAGAATGCTGAAACTTCAGCTATTGGTCGTGCTCTTGCTACATTAGGTATGGGTGGTACTGAGTTTGCCAGCGCAGATGAAGTTGCTAGAGCTATTACTGGTAAACCTGCTGCTCATACAGAAAAATTAAAAGTTGATACCGCACCATACATTAGCGAAATTTTGCAAGCTACTACTCTTGATGGATTAAAAAAGGTATATGTTGCAGCAGTTAAGTCTTGTGGCGAACTTAAAGAATTAGAGCAAGCCAAAGATATTCGCAAAGGTGAATTGTTAGGTTCTCAATCTTAGGTGACTTATGTTAGAACCTTTAATAAAACCCCAAACTTTAGATAATGATATTGCAGTAATGCGAATCTTGCAGTTGCTTGGTCAAATATCGCTTAATGATCTTGAGTATGTTTTAAAAGTAACTGCAACAGTTTATAAAAATACAATAAATATTGAGGATAAAAATGAAAGTATCTGAAGAAGTAAAGTTGCGAGATTTTATTGCTGGCAATGTTTTGCAAGGTATCTGCGCTGGCGATTGGAAGTTTGAAATTAAAGACAAAACTTGGGATGAAATGGCAACTAAAAGAGCTTATGAAATTGCCGATATTATGATGAAAGCTAGAGAACTATGACCATTGTTCAGGATGCAGTACACTTGGAACAAGGCACAGACGAATGGAAATTAGCCAGATTAGGTTATGTATCCGCTTCCAATCTTGATGCTGTCATGGCTAGAGGAAAGTCGGGGGAAGCTATTACCCGAAAAAAGTACAAGGTACGATTAGCAGCCGAAAGATTAACCGGGGAAATTACCGAATCTTATTCAAATTCAGCGATGGAATGGGGTGTGTCAAATGAGGAAAAAGCAGCGATGGCTTACGAAGTATCCAAGGACACACTCTTGGACAGGACTGGTTTTTGGAAGCATCCTACTATTCCTTGGCTCGGTTGCAGTCCTGATCGCTTGGTTAATGGCATTAATGGTGTCGAAATTAAATGTCCTGATTCATCGACTCATGTAGATTACTGGTTATCTAAACAAGTACCAGCAGAATATGTAAAACAAGTTCAGGGGCAGATTTGGGTAATGGGATGGGAATGGTGTGACTTTGTTTCCTATGACCCTAGGATGCCCGAAAAGAATCGGCTATTGGTGGTTCGTGCCTACAGGGATGAAGAACTAATTAAGCAGATGCAGGAAGAAGTAGAAAAGTTTTTAAATGAAGTAGATCAGTTAATCATCAAATTAGGAGAGTAATCATGGCATCAGTAAATAAAGTCATTATTGTAGGAAACCTAGGCAAAGACCCAGAAGAAAGAAGTTTTCCTGATGGATCGCCTGTATGTAATATCACAGTAGCTTGTAGTGAAAAATACAAGGACAAACAAGGTGAACAAAAAGAAGTTACCGAGTGGGTCAATGTAGTCTTTTTTGGTAAGTTGGCAGAAATAGCTGGTCAATACCTTAGAAAAGGCAGTTCGGTCTATGTCGAAGGGAAACTTAAAACTGAGAAATATACCGATAAAAATGGTGTTGAAAAATACTCTACAAAAGTAATTGCCAACTCTATGCAAATGCTTGGTGGAAAACCCCAAGAATCAGCACCAGCAAGACCAGCAGCTAACTTAGCTGATATGGAATCCGATATACCCTTTTAAGGAAAAATCATGAAAAAAGCACTTTTAATTGCATTATTGACAGCATCATTCACAGCAGCAGCAGCTTGCCCTATTTCAGCCCCTTATCGCTGTACCCCCGGCTACAATGGCAAAATGATTTGCGGTTGCGGAGTTTAAAGTTATAAAATGGTAATTGACTGCTCCTTCACGAATAGTCAATTACCGACCCCTTTGGGGCTGTCATTCAGGGCTTGCATCCCTAAACTCTGCATTTGGCGCAATGCCATTCCCTTTCGTGGTTTGACAGCCCCACCCTTTTTACTAGGGAAAACCCTTAAATGTATTATTTTTGCACAAAGTATTGCTTATGTAATACATCTATGTAATACTATTTATGTAGTCTGATTAACCCACGAAAGGAAATCAAAATGTTAAATGGAAAATTACTTTGGAATCAAAAAAAATCTTTAGGAGTTAGATTTGATTCTTATAGAGATACAGCTTTGTACGAAGTTCCCATTGAATACGATGGTGAAATCAATGACATTGTTATAAAAGCCATTGATAGTGCTATTTACAGCAAATATGCAAAATTAAACAATGCTAGAAAATTAGATTGTGATTCAATGGGATTAGAAAAAGTTGATCCCAATCGTAGAGTTGCGATTATTTATAAAAGTTATGTAATTGCTGATTAATTATGTATTTAATCTATGACGATTTTGGGGATTTGATTAGAAAAGTCGGGTACAAAGCAGAAGCCATTTACCTGATCCGAAATCGTCAAGGTTGGTATTACAAGTTTGTACCAAAGAAAAAAGTATCACTTAGCAGTTTTGAAAAAGCACCATTTTAAAACCACGAAAGGAATCAAAATGTTTTTAGATAAATACGAAATACCAATGGCAGTTGAAGTGGCAGCAGTTGTAATCATGGGCATTATTTTTGGTGCGATGTTTGCACTTTCAATCTAAGGAGAAGCTATGAGTAACGAACACATTTGGACAGCAAGCGGTACTGACATTGAAGAACGCTGGATCAAGGCTTATGGATGGGTTAGACCATCTGAACAAGCTGAATATCAGGCTAAATTCAAATATTATCAAGAACTACCTTTGCGAAAGTTAGATGATGTAGCCAAAGTAGAATATGAATCAGCATTGCGTAAAGCTAAAGTAGTGAGGATCAAATGAGCGATATTTCTCAAGACATCGTACAGATGCGAAAAATTATTAACCAGCTAGAAATGCTTAATGCCAATCCCTATATATCAGGAAAAAAGCAAATTAGCGATGCTACTCAAGAACTCAAAACTCATGTGATGCTGCTGGAAATTAAAGTGGCTGACTATGCTTTGGATGACAGAGAATGAACTGGTTTAAGCTATTAGCAATTAGTAGCTTTACCATGACTATTATTTCTTGTATTTTGGTAATGATTGCTCTTAGAATCTTTTTTTTAAAAGGAATTTTTTAATGCAATGGACACGAGATAAAACCAAAGCTAAATTAGAAT